AGATCAGCCGGTTGAAGATCGCGTACTCGAGCCGGCATCGGTCGTTCGGGTCGTGCCAGCGTCGCTGCTCGCGGTCGATGATCTCGGCGAACAGCACGGGGAACGGGACCGGCCACGGCCCGGACGTGTCGACGTCGAGGGCGTGGACCTCGTTGACGCGGTCGCTGTCGCGGCCGCGCAGGTAGTCGCTGTCCTCGTCCGGGGTGTGGTCGGAGCGGCTCGTGTGGTTGCTGTCGGCGATGGTGCCGTCCGAACCCCGGTCGCGGTCCGGAGCGATGAGGTCGAACTCCTCGCGCAGGGCGAGCAGGCACGGGATGACCTTCCACGCGCTCACGGCTGGTCGGCCTTCCAGTGCTCGGATGCGACGTCCTGGGCGGCCGTGTTGATGGTGGTCGCCGCGGTGTTGGCCTCGAGCAGCCGTTGCAGGGCTCGCAGCTCGGTGGTGACCACGGGCCCGGAACGGGTCAGCACCCCGGCGTCCTCGATGGCTTCCGCGGCGCCCTGCTTGGCCTGCTCGCGTGCCACCCCGTTACGGACGTCGCGCGCGGTGCGTTCGGAGTACAGCGCGGCGACCAGGGACGGCAGGGTGGAGGCGATGATGCCCAGGATCATCGCGGTGCCCTGGTTCTCAGGGTCGGCGAAGATCACGAGCAGCACCGCGGCGACGACGAAAAAGCCGGTTGCGACCAGGGCGTAGAACGGTGCGTTGAGCGGCTGTTTCACAGGCGATTTCCCCTTACGATCGACCCCCATTGTCCCACGGGGGTGTGACCGTTTCGGCTGCTCAGCGCGCACTCTGGCAACTGCGGCCGGGGTCACCGGGAGCGGGGGTTGCCGCTGCCCGGGCCGCGGGTGCCGGGGCCCGGGCGGGTGTCGTCGGTGCCGCCCTCCGGGGCGTCCGGCTCGGTCGGGCGCGGCAGGGGGGTCGGGTCGGGGGCGGGGGTCTGCGGTTCGGTCGGCTCGGTCACGGGGTGCCTCCACATCAGTCGAGCGGGTGTGCTCCGCACGCCCGCGAGAAGTACGACAGCTGAGGTGTACCACCCAGGCCTACGCCGAACCAGACGGAGGTGACGTTGTACGTGGCGCCGGGGGTGAGGCCGTCGACCATGGTGCCGGCCGTGCCGGCGATCACCTGGGCGACGTTGGAGCCGATCTTCGCGCCCGGGTCTTGGGTCGGTGCCCAGACCACGGTGCCGGCGCCAACGGAGTTGCCGGAGCGGACCTGCGGCCCGAAGTACATCTGTCCGGTGCCCGACACGAGGGTCTGAAACACGACTGTGCACCACACCCAGACACGGCCCGACGGGGGCGCGACGAACGCGGCGCCGTTGACGGTGGTGCCGTTGGCGGTCGTGGTGGCCACGGTCACGGCGGTGCCGTTGTCCGGGTTCTCGTCCTTGACCGCGGCTGGGTACGGGGTGACGTAATCGCCGACGTTGGGCATGGTGGTGCCTCTCTACAGGCCGTACCGGACGGCGTCGAACAGCTGGACGGATTCACCGGCCGCGTGGGTCTTGACCACGCCGTTGACGCTGCGGGTGACGTTGAGCCCCTGCCCGCTGCCCGAGGTGAACACGCTGTTGACGGTGACCCGCTCCCCGCCGACGGTGGCGTCGTACGGGGTGTTCGTCCCCCACGTGCTCGTGCCGGACACGTACAGGGTGCCGTGGGTGGTGGAGTAGGTGCCGCCCGATCCGGCGGCGAGGTTGGTCGTCAGCACGGTGTCGAGGGCGGCGTAGCGGTGCCCGGCGGCGCCGTTGTTGTAGACGCCCACCCGATACGGGTCGTACGGGATGCACGTCAGGATGCACGTGCGCCTGTAGTTCGTCTTGATCACGTGCCGGATGCCGATGACGAGCAGGTCGATCAGGTCGGGGGTGCGGCCGCTGATGGTGACCCGGTCGCCGGCCATCAGCTCGGATGCGGGCGTCCAGAACGTCGGCCCGTCCAGCCCCGGCCGGTCGAGGTCGAGGGTTACCTGCGGCCAGCGCGAGCCGGAGACGGTGCCCTTGGCGAGGTACCACTCGGTGAGGTCCTGCAGCTGGGATTGCTCGTCGTAGACGTTGACGTCGTAGCTGGCCGGCTGCTCGGACACGCCGTTGGGCGGCGGCTGGGTGGACATCGGGCCGGTGTCCAGCGACGCCGTGTACTCGCTGCCGTTGACCTGCTTGACGGTCACGATGTTCGTGACGCCCTGGTCGTCGAACACCTCGGTCAGCGGGTCGGCGATGTGCGTGCCGTACACCAGGGCCAACTTCGGAGTTTGCTGGTACAGGGCGCGGCGGGTGCGCAGGAGCAGCCCGCTGTTACCGGTGCGGTCGAAGATCAGGCACGAGTCCGTCACCATGATCTCTTTGAGCAGGTTGATCAGGGTGTCGGAGCGCTGCCGGCCCATCAGCTGCGTGTCGCTGGTGTTGCCGATCTGCTGCCACGGGATGTTGTGCTGCCGGCAGAGCCGTTGGAATCGGGCGGCCGCCCGCTCGCCGACGTAGCCGTCGAACGCGCGTTGCATGTCGTTGGACTGCAGGTTGTCGCTGACTCCGGTCACGGCGAACACGTGCCCGAACACCATCTCGACGGTGTTGGGGTTGTTGACCACCCGCCACCACACCGGGCGGCCGACGGACGCGTTGGTGATGGTGAACGTGTTGCCCCACAGCGGAGCGGCGTCACCCTGGGCGTTCCATCCGGCCTCGACGATGACATTGGCGCCGGATTGGTAGCACTTGAACCGGAATTGGATGAAGATGTCCGGTGACGCCCCTGTGCCGAACGTCGTGCCGGAGGCGAGCAGCGTCGTACCGTCGGCCGCGACCACCCGCAGCCCGTACGTCGTGCTGCTGACCTCCCATTGCATGTCCAGCCCGCTCGAGGTCGACCAGCGGAACAGGGTCTCGGCGGTGGCCGACACCGGGATCTGCTTGAGCCGGGCCACGAAATGCACCTGATAGCCGGCCGTGGCGCTCATGGTGTTGAACCACCCCGACGCCAGGGCGGTGCCGCTCGAGGCGACCTGCCCGGCGCTCTCGGCACCCAGGGGGCCGTCGACGCCCAGCGTGATCCCCTGTAGGTAGCCGGGGCGGCCGCCGCGGGTCGCGTTCGTCGACTGGGTCGCGCTGCGGCCGTCCTCGAGCGGCCAGTAGCCGCGCAGGTTCGTGTACCCGGTGATGTGCCGATACAGCGGCGAGCGGATGTTGGACGTCCACGTGTTGATCCGCCGCAGCATCCCCTCAGCCTCGAAGTCCACCCAGCGGTGCCCGCGCTGCGGCGGGCCGGCGGCGAACCCCAGGGTGCTGTCCGGCTTGTACCGGGAGGCCTCCCCGACCGCCATCAGGCCGCCGTCGGCGGCGACCGCGGCGAGCATGCGCCGGCCCGACGAGCCGTACAGCGGCGACGTCGGCGAGCTGGGCCGCCACTTGTCGCCCGGGTCGAGGAACGTCCACGTGATCTTGGAAGGCTTCAGTTTGCCCTCTTCGGCCATGCCCGACTCGGTCGTGACGGCGGCTGTTTCCTGGTCGACCTCGGTCCGCACGTCGGTCCAGTTCACACCGTCGAGGAACACCTGCGGGAACACGTCATGGAAGTTACCCACGGGTCAGCCCAGCTCGATGCCGAGTTGCGCCGGGTCGCCACCGCGGCCACGCATGGCGTCGGCGATCACGTCCAAGATCCAATCGCCCATGCGGGTGCCGTCGGAGCCCAGCCGCAGCACCCCCCCGCTGCCGCTCGAGGTGCGGGGCTGCACCCGCTCGCCTGCCTGCAGCATGGCGAGCACCGGGGTACCGGGGTGCCCGGGGACGTACCCGCCGACGTCGAACGTGCGCAGGTGCGGCACGGAGATCGAGTTGCCGCCGATGAACGGCACCCAGCTGGGCACCGACCAGGACAGCCCGCCGACGGTGTTGTTCCACGCGCGGGCGATGAAGTTGAACGCGGCCCGGAACGGCGCGGTGAGGAAGTCGGCGACCTTGGAGAACGCGTGGCCGATCCACCCCGGCACCTTCTTCAACCACTCCCACACGTCCGACGCTGCGTCCTTGATCCACCGCCAGGAGGCGCGCCACGCCCGTTGGAACCAGTCCGTCTTGGTCGCGATCAGCACGATGACGGCGATCAGCGCGATGATGGCCACCACGATCCACGTGATCGGCGACGCCCACAGCGCACCGCTCATCAGCCACTGCGCGGCCGCCCACGCCTTCGTCCCGATGGCGGCGGCCTTGCTCGCCACCGTCGAGGCGACCGTGGCGAGTTTCGTCTTTTCCAGCGCCGGGATGAGGAAGTTGTAAAAGCCGCTGCCCAGGTCGCCGATACCTGCACCCAGGGTGAGGAAACCCTCGAAGCTGGGCCCCTTGCTGAGCATGGCCAGTCCGGACATGGAGTCCTGCACACCGGTCAGGGTGTCGCGGAACCCCATGGCCTTAGTGTCGACCTCGTCGGCCGCCTCACCAGCCTTGCTGAACCCGTCTCCGGCTTCCTTGGCGTGCTCGCCGACCCGCTTCGACGATTCGCCCACCCGATCGAAAGTCTGTTCGAGGTTGGTGCTCTCCCCCGCGAACGTCAGGGTCACCTGGTTAGCCATCCCCGGTCACCTCCAATCCCGCTTCCTTGGCCAGCCCCGCCAGCCCCGTCGACATGATCTCGGTCAGCTCGTCGCGCTTGACCCGCAGCGCCGGGTACAGGTAGCGGCCTTCCTTGATGAACGGGCGGGCCGGCGGGCGGCCCTTGCGCTTGCCCTGGCCGCCGAAGTCGAGCCACGGGTAGTAGCCGGCGCGGCGGCCGCCGATCGCGACGCCCGCGGTGCGCTGCGTGGAGCGGGCCTTAATGCTGCCGGCGGCGCGGCCCGTACGGCGCGGGATGCGCGGCCGGGCGTACTCGATGACCACCTGGGCGGCGTCGTTGAGCACCAGCCGGATTCGCTTGGGAAGCGCGGTGTCCATGTCGCGTAGCTGCCGCTGGAATTCCCGCAGCCCGGTGATGCTCACCTGTTCCGGCACGTCACACTCCCGCCTTCAACCGCTCGAGCTCTTCGCGTTGGGTCTTCAACGCGTAATAGCGCGACCACACCACGAATTCGGATTCCTGCATTCGCTCGCGCAATTCCGAGATCATCATGCCGAGTTTCTCGGCGAGGAAGCACTCGAAGCCGAGATCATCGCCGTCGTCGAGGAGCGCTTTTGGTGGCCTCCTTGGCGCTGCCCTTCGTCATCCCGGAAATGGTGGCGATAGCCTCGCTCACCGCGGACAACTCCCCCGCGGTGGCGACTTCCGCCCACGCCCGCACCTCATCGAGGGACAGCGCCGGTTCGGCCACGCCGAGGTGGATCAGGAGGTTGTCCTTCTCGGCCAGGTCGTCGACGGTGCGCAGCCGCAGCGCGGCCGCCCGGTTCAGCGGCCGCAGGTACAGCCGGCCGATGCCCTCGATGTCGATGTGCGGGCGTTCGTCGCCTTCGCCCACGATGCGCGGTCCGAGCAGCTTCGCCTTGATGTCCTCGGTCACGGATTCCCCCTGGTGGTTACTGGACGGTCGTGTTGACGGTACCGGTGATCTCGAAGTCGCAGGACCACGTGACCATGTCGTCGACCGGTGCCGTCTCGACGTACTTGCCGACGACCGCGCTGAACGCGTCCTGGGGCTTGCCGGTGCCCGTGCCCTCCATCTGGCGGATGACGGCGGCCGTGGTGCCGACCAGCGGCCGCAGCGACGCACCGGGGCCGGTCGAGGCGGTGTTGTCGTAGGTGCCCGACACGGAGAACTTCCCGTCGATCAGGCCGCCCTGCTTGGTCTTGTTGGTGGACCCGTACCCGGTCGTTTCGTGGACGTCCGGGGTGATCTCGAGGGTGCTCGTCTTGCTGTACGGCGAGATGTCCTTCGTGGCCACCTTGACCACCGTGTTGCGTCCATGCACGAAGGCCATGGCTCAGTCCTTCCCGACGATGTTGGTGTTGATCATGGCGCCGAGGTAGTCCACGCCCGCCAAGGTCATCTCGTTGATCTCGATCGTGTCGACCTCGACGGCATCGAACGCCGTGTAGGTACCGGTCTCGAGGACGTACTTGATCGACTGTGCGCCTTCGGTGGACACGTACGGCGACAGCGTCCGCGGCGCGGTGCGCGCGGTGGTGCGGCCCACGGCGACCACCACGGCGAGCCCCTCGATCCGGGAGCCGCGGCCGCCGACCGACCGCACTGAGATGCGTTCCGGCATGGTCAGCACGCAGCCGACCGGCGTGATCTTCGAGGTTCCCCAGGGGTACACCCGCAGCCCGGTGATCGTCTTGAGGCGCGCCTCAAGCTGGTCGATGACGTCGGCGAGGATCATCCGGGCCGCCTCTGCCGGCCCAGCCCGGTGAGCATCACCGCAACGTCCGGGTCGAGGCGGGCGAGCAGCCGGGTCTCGCTGCCGTCCGCGGGTGAGCCGGCCACCCCGTACGGCGAGTCGCGGCGCGCCGCGAACCGGGAGGTCTGCAGCTTCACCGCGGCGGGTACCTGGGCGGGCACGGCCGCCCAGCCCCACTGGATCGTCGGGGTGACGGGCAGCGTGGGGCAGCTGGTGAACGCGAGGTGCGTCCATGGCTTGCCGTCGGCCGGTGCGTTGTCCGGCCACGCCGTAGCGCCGCTCGAGGCGTACGCCACGGCGCTGCCGGTGCCCTGGGCGATGGTCGCCCCGGTGATGGTGGCGAAGTCGTCGACGGCGAGCAGCCACAGCCCTGACCGCCGGTCGTACACGGGGGCCTGCCGGTAGACGCGCGCGGCGGGCGTGGACAGCTGCCCGAACTGTCGGTTGCACCGACGGTCGACCGCGCGGGACGCCGCGGTGAGCAGGCCGGTGATCACCGCGTCATCGGCGGTGTCGCCCACCCGGGCCCACGCGGCGTACTCCGCGGTGGTGACGTAGTCCGGTGCCCACGGCATGACTCAGGCCTGGGCGTCCGGGCCGGGGCCGGAGATGCCCGGCAGGCCGACGGCGGCCGGGTCGAGCACGCCCGGTTCGATGGATGGCCACACGTGGGTGACGCCGCGGATGCTCGCGCGCTCGAGCACCTCGGTACGCAACCGCTCGTCGGCCGCGAGGGCGGCGTCGGTGGCGTCGGAGAGGTCGACGTCCGGGAACAGCTCCCGGGCCTCGCTCAGCGACAGGGCGGCGCCGCCCCCGGCGCGGGTGGTCTGGCCGAACGTGAGCAGCTCCTGCCGCTGCCCCTCAGTGAGGAACGGCAGGGCGGCCGGGACGTTGGCGGCCGGGCGGTTGCCGGCGGCGGCGAGCTGCCCGCGCAGCCGTTCGTTGTCGGTCTGCAGCCTCGAGACTTGAGCCTCGAGCTCTTCCTTGGTAGCCATTGACACACCTCGATCTGATCTTGGCGGGACGTATTGACGGTCGGGAATACCTGCAGGTCCGGCGGGGGTCCAACATCATCAGCCCCCCGCCGGTCCCGCAGGTTGGGATCACACCGGGTCGTAGACGAGCTCGCGGGTGCCGGTGTAGTCCGTGACCGCGAATGCCTTGTAGCCCCAGATGCCGATGTCGACCCACGCCACGCGCCACTCGATGTCGATGCGCTGCGGCGCCGACGCCCAGCCGCACACGACGTCGCGGTTGAACATGTACGAGCTCGAGGCGTTGATGCTGGTCGCCGCGGTGGCCCATGCCGGCCAGAAGTTCTTGCCGCGGGCCTGGATCAGGCCGGACCCGTCGTTCTGCGTACCGGCCGCGTTCTGCGGGTTGATCTCCGGGTACAGCGGCCGCCCGGCGGTGTCCTTGGCCTTCGCGAGCGCCGAGTAGAGGTCGACCTGCGTGAACACGTCAGTGAACCGGTCACCGCCGCGGATGTAGCGCAGCGGGACGAGCGCCGCGGCGAGCGCCTGATCGAGCGCCGAGTCGGCGGCCGCGGTGGTGATGACGATGTCCGTCATCGATGCGGCGACGGCGACCAGCTGGGCGACGGCGTACGCCTCGAGGGCTTCGCGGTAGCCGCGGACCATCTGCCGCCAGATGAGCCCGGACATCTGCGGGTTGCCGCCCTGGTCCCACGCCTCGCGGGTCACCTCCACCTTGCCGGACACGCCGGTCGGGGTGATGGTCTGCACGGTCGCGGAGAACGCGCCGGGGGTCGGCTCGGTACCGGTGACGTGGTCGGCGACCAGGCCGGACGATGCCGAGAACTTCGGCACCGTGAACGGGGTCTGGTTGGTCAGGGTGCCCTTGTTGATGGCCTCCCAGATCGGCGACGTGTAGTCCAGCTGGTCGACGTACATGTCGGGCCGGTTGATCGTCGGGTTGAGGCTGGCCACGTTGGCGGGGGTGACCGCGAATGCCTCCCGCACGAACGTCGACGCGCGGTCCTTGGCCGCGAGGTCGCCCTTGCTCCACCCGTTGAACAGGTCAGTGGAGAAGTCGTGGGTACCGGCGCGCAGGTGCCCGGTGCGGTCGAAGACGTACGGCGCGGGCTCGCGGACCTCTGTCGCGGCGAACCGGGCCTGCGGGGTGACCTGCTCCGGACCGGACGGCGCCGGGGCGGGCGTGGGCGTCGGCGCGGGCGACGGGGTGCCGGGCGCCGGGGTGGTCGGCTGGTGGAACTGGGCAGCCGCCTCCTGGGCCCGCTGGGCCGCGGTGTGGCACGACACCCCCGGGGCGTGCTGGTGACCGCAATTGGGGCAGGGCATGTTTCCTCCATCTCGGCTCGCGGCCACCTTGGTCACGCGGGCGTCTGCGAATGCGGGCAGCGGGGTGGTGCTGACTTCCTGCAGCGACGCACGGCGCACGTCGTACACGCCGTCGGTCTCGTTGTAGACGGCGTCCGTGGTGTCCGGGTCGTCGGTGACCTGGAAGTCCACGCCCACCGACAGCCCGTCGTACAGCCCCTCCGCGGCGTCGAAGAGCAGCTGATCACGTTCGGCCTTCTCGCGGCTGCCCTCGATACCGTCGCTCACGCCGAGGGTGACCTCGAGCCCCTCCGCGGTCGACGTGATGGACTTCGCCACCCCGATCGGGGTGATGTGGTCCTTGAGGTGCTTGACGCGCGACACGTCCGACCACTCGAGGGAGCCGGGCAGGAACCGGTACGAGATGCCGTACTTGCGGGCCACCTTGCCGTAGGGCAGCGCCAGGCCGGAAATGGTGCGCCGCTCGACGTCGGCGGAGAACCGCTGCGTGGGTGCGTCCACGGTGAACGTCCGGGGTCCGGCGTCCAGCTGCACGGAGATGCGCTGCGAGCTCTGCCCGGCGGGCAGCGCGGCCGGCGCGGGCGGCGCGGCGTCCGGGGCCGGCATCCGGTCCTGCGAGATGCCAGCCTGGTCGGCGATCCATTCCGTCGAGGCGACGCGCATGCGCTGCAGCCCTTCCCAGTAGAGAATTTGCGTCGCCGGGTCGGCGCGCAGGTAGTCGCTGAGATCGAAGCGCACCTCGTAGCCGCGGCGGGTGACGTCGCCCATGGTGAGCCGGTCAGTGATCGCGCGCATGTACGGGGCGTACGTCCGGTTGACCTTCTCCTGACGGCGGTCCTGGGCGTTGAAGTACGTGCGCGACGTGGTCGACACGCCCAGGTCTTCAGGGTCGACGCCCAGCCCGTTCGCGATCTCGAGAGACACCTGCTGCTGCAGCTGTACGAGCTGCAAGTCGGCGGGGCTGGGCGTGGACACGTCCACCCGCTCGACGTTCTCCGGTATCCAACCGGTCGCGCGCATCCGGCGTGCGGCTTCCCACTCGGCGAGGAAGACGTCCTGGTCGGTCTCGCTCATCGGCTCGACGTCGAGCGTGCCGCTGCGGGTGGTGAAGTAGTCCAGCGGGCGGGGGCTCTCGGCGTACATGGCGGCCAGCTGGTCGAGCAGCAACGCGCGCCGCACGCTGCGAGCGCACGCGGTGAGCAGCCCCGGGTTCGGGGAGTCGAAACGGATCATGTCCGCGATAGGGACCTGCTCGCCGTCGATCCACACGTACTTGCCAGGGGCGGGCAGACCGGTCGGGTTGGGGGCGCGCACCTGGTCGGCCGGCGGCCGTAGCTGGACCTTGCCGTACGGCACGTACCGGGCGGCGACGGGGTACAGGTCGAAGTCGCGGGAGATCACCCGCCACCACGCGGCGCCCTCGAAGATCAGGTCTTCGATCGTCTGGGCCATCGTGATGATGTTGGGGACGTCCGGGTCGGTCTGCCGGAAGAGCGGGTGCTGCACGATGTTCAGCCCGTTGAACAGCCGCAGCGGGAGCGTGCCGATCGCGCACAGCTCGTTGCGGCCGCGCTGCACGGCGGCGACCTGCAGCGCCTCCGTGCGGCCCACGCGGGTGTTGCTCAGCCCGGACATGGCGGCGAGCACCTGATCGATCGGCCGCGGTGCGCTCTCCGTCGAGGCGAACGTGGCGGCCGGCTCGAGCTCGAGCACGAACGGCGGAGACGGGGAGAGAGCGCGCGTAACCGTGTCCCACGCTGCCGCGATCCATCCCATGATCGGCAGTGTACGTCCTGGAAACGGTTGTCGTTACCGTCCGTTCAGCCTGGCGCGGCGGGCATCCTAGCCCCCGGGTGCGACACGTACGCCCGGGTTGACCCGGCGCCGCTTCGGCTGGGTGCGTACGAGGTGGACGACGCCCGCCACGGCGTACACGCTGTCGCAGTGCGCGTCACCGCCGCGGGCGAACACCCAGCGGTCCGGGCCCTGCGCGCGCGTGGTGGCCTGCCGGGCCTGCTCGTCGAGCAACTCCTGCCCCGAGTGTAGGAAAAGGTTGGCGTCCAGCGCCGACGCGAACCCCATGCACACCGCCGCGGCGTCCGTGGTGATCTCCACCATGCGCACCCCGGCGGGTGGCCACCCGCGGCGGCCTTCCTTGCGCCGGTCGCGCAGGTCGGCGTCCAGCGCCGCGGCCGGGCCGCCCGGGAACCATCCGAGCACCGCCGGGCGCACGCGGGCGATCCACTCCGGCAGCTCCGCGCGCAGCGCTGTGAGGGCGTCCGGACCCGACCAGGCGTGCACGAGCTCACCGCGGACCTTCGCCCCGTCGTACGCGCCGACGGCGAGGGTCGCGTGCTGCAGGTCCGGGGACACGTCGAGGCACGCGGCCAGGGCGCCGCGCTGCTCGAGGTCCAGCGGCGCGGGCACCCGGCCGCGGGCCCACGCGACCGGGGACAGCGCGGGCTTGAGCGACGGCACGGCCATGCACAGGTACTCGGTGAGGAACCCGGCGAGCTCTTCCGGGTCGGCGCCGGGTTTGCTCACCCGCAGCGCCAGGGAGCGCACCGAGTCGTAGTCGGTGCGCCGGCCCAGCTGCGGCATGGCGGCCGCCCACCCGTGCACGTCCATCGGGTGCGTACCCTCCGGCGCCGACCACTCGAAGATCCCGAGACGCTCGTCCCCCTCCCCCGTCGTCGCGTACGCGAGGGCGTTGTCGCGCAGCGAGGTCAGCACGACGCTCTTCGCGTCGCCCTGGTTGGTGATGAACACGGCCTGCCCGTACGGGCGGGCGTTCATGGCACCGAACGCGGCTAGGTAGCCGTCCCACGACTGGTGCTCGCGGAGCTCGTCGCCGATCATCCGGTCGATGCTCTTGCCGCGGCCGCCCTTGCGGTTGACGGCGCCGATCTTGTACACGGTGCGGTGGACGGTCCGGAACGTCTGCTGCCCGTTGGCCAGCCGCACCGCGTTGCGCGGCAGCTGGCCGGCGAGCGGCTCGCACTCCTTCGCCATGTCCACGGCGGCCTGCCACGACTCGGCGGCCTGCTCGAGGTTCGTCGAGGTGCCGAACACCATCGGCCACTTCTCGACGAACAGCCAGAACAGCGACAGCACCTTGCACAGGTGCGTCTTGCCCTGCTGCCGCGCGACCACCACGAGCACCTGACGGAACCGCGGCCGCCCGTCCGGGAGCAACTCCCCGAGGTGGATCACGAGCCACTGCTGCCACGGGTCGAGGGGCTCGCCCAGCACGAGCGCAGCGAACACGATGACGGCGTAGCCGTAGCTAGTCTCCGGCGTCAGCCTCCTCAACGGCCGGGTCCACAAACGCGGCCGGATCGATCCCAGGGGCAGGGGCTCCGGCGGATTGCTGCAGCTGCTCGAGGGCGACGGCACGGGGGTCAGGTGCGCTGCCATGCGGGCTCCCTCCGGGTACGGCCGGCCGCGCGCCGGGCGTCATGCCCATCCGGTCGAGGACCGCCTCGAGCCGGGGGCCGATCTTCGCCACCACGGCGACGTACCGGCCGTACGCCCGGCTCTCGTCGTCGTCGTCGGCCTGCTCCACTCGATCTTGCGCGTCGTCGAGCAGGTCGGCGTACCGCAGCGCCAGCGCCACGGCCGCCCGGTCCCGCGGGAGGTACGGCGCGTCCTCGAGCGCCGCGACCAGCGCCGCGCGCAGCGAGGTGAACTGCTCGAGCTCGGCCATCAGGGCTCGTCCTTGCGATCCCCGCCTGTCCATCGGTCGCTGCCTGGGTGGTTCAGCGTGTGGCGGGGCGCGCCCGGCTCGCCGTGCACGGGGCACCCCGGTGCCGGCCAGACGTCATCGGCCGGCGGCGGGCACGAACAGCGGAGATCGCTACCTTCCGTGACTGCCCCGGAAGAATCGCTCGAGATCGGCCCGGGGGGAGAGAAAGAACAGGGCGCGGGTGTCCCAGGGGTGCCGGCCCGGGAAAAAT